TTTAACGATTTGAAGTTGTATTCCCTAAACACAATTGCAATGGCTATAAGTTTCTCCAATGTAGAAAACACGCTTAAAATAATATTATTGTTAGCATCTATTGTTTACACAATAATGAAGACAATTGAATTAATAAAAAACAAAAAAAATAATGACAACAAAACAACTGATAGCTAAATACGGAAAACCTAATGCCACAGGAGAAGGATATCTTGTTACAATACAGCTTCCATATCCAATGAGAATTGCTTGGGATACAGATACATCTGTAAATAAAATGAGATGTCATAAGTTAGTTGCGGATAAATTTTTAGCTGTATTTAATGAAATTCACAGGGTTTATGGATATGCTAAAATAAAAGAACTTGGCATTGATTTGTTTGGAGGTTGCTTTAATTTTAGAAAAATGAGAGGTGCTGACCAATGGAGTATGCACTCTTGGGCTATAGCTGTTGATTTAGATCCATCAAGAAACGGAATGAACACTCCTTTATCTAAAGCTCAATTTTCAAAACCAGAATACAAGCCTATGATTGATATATTTAAAAAACATGGATTTGAATGGGGTGGGGATTTATGGAAAAAAGATTGTATGCATTTTCAAATAAAAAATTAAAAAAACAATAATATGACACCAAGTAAATTTATAGGACTATTGTTTCAATCAAGAAACGCAATGCATATAGCTCACTTACAAACAAGAAGCTATGCAGAACACAAAGCATTAAACGGATACTATGATGGTATTTTAGACTTAACAGATACATTTGTAGAAGCTTATTTTGGAAGAAACAAAAGAGTTGAAATTGTTATTCCTGAAAGCAAAAATACTAACGCAGAGTCTCATCTAACGGAGCTTAGAAAAATAATTGACACAGAAAGAGCTAATTATACTTCTGAATTACAAAACATTATGGATGAAATGATTTCTTTAATTGACAAAACTTTATATTTGTTGACATTAAACTAATATATGGCAAGAATAAGCACATACGCATTAGATGAAAAGATAACAGGAGGTGATAAATGGATAGGTAGTGATTCTGGTTTTTATAATAAAACAAAGAACTTTACACCATTAAAACTTGCTGATTACTTTAACTCTTCTGAGAAAATAGATTCTACCAATTCATTAAGGTTTTGGTATCAAACTTTGGACTTCCAAGAAGATAGGAGTTTTGGTACTATTTCTTTTGAGAATGAAATTGGAGCATCTGTTTCTTTCTCATCTATAACATCTTTTTTGTTAAGCAAAAAAACTGAAGGAAATATTTTTGTTTATGACTTCTTAAGTTCATTGATTGACTCTAAGGTTTTATTACATCAGGGTAACACAATGAATTTGTATGCTATATATGAAGTTACTAATATAGAAGAATACGAATTAGACTCTAACTTTATAAAAGTAGATGTGTCTTTTATAAGAGGAAATGGTTCTTTAATCGAAGATTTATCATATTTATTATCTGTTGTAGACTTTGCTTTAGAGCAAGATATAACAAAACACAGTGAGTTAACATTAGATGACGGAACAAATCCTCATGGTACTACAAAAAACGATGTTGGTTTAAATAATGTTGACAATACAAGTGATGTTGACAAGCCTATTAGTACAGCAACTCAACAAGTTTTGGATTTAAAAGCTGATGCAATTGATTTAGATAATTTAGTACCTTATACAGGTGCAACGCAAGATGTAGACTTAGGCGAGTTTGAGTTAAAGGCAGGACAAGTTGAGTTTGATACTACACCAACAGGAAACGAAGGAGTTGGTATTTTACGTTGGAATGATTCAGACGGAACTTTAGACTTAGGTTTAAAAGGTGGTAATGTTACTTTACAAATTGGACAAGAACAAGTAGTAAGAGTTGTCAATAAAACAGGTTTTAATTTACTTGAGAGTAACTATCAGGCTGTAAGAGTAAATGGAGCGCAAGGTCAACGTTTAAAAGTAGATTTAGCACAAGCTACAAATGATTTATTAAGTGCTGAAACTATTGGACTTGTAACTGAAAATATTGATAATAATCAAGAGGGCTTTGTTACTACAAGTGGTTTAATTAGAGGAATTAATACCACAGGGAGTTTGCAAGGAGAAACGTGGGCAGATGGCGATATTCTTTATTTAAGTCCATTTGTGGCTGGTAGAATTACAAACATAAAACCAAGTGCACCAAATCATTTGATTGTAGTAGGTTATGTAGTTTATGCACACGCTAATAACGGAAGTATATTTGTAAAAGTTGATAATGGATATGAATTAGAGGAGTTGCACAACGTAACAGAAACTAATTATACAACTCCAATTGATGCAGATAGTTTATTAACTTTTGATATAACTAATTCACTTTGGAAGCGTTTAAGTTGGTCAAATATAAAATCAAACTTAAAGACTTATTTTGATACTATTTATCAAACAGCTTTAGGATTCACTCCTGAAAACGTAGCAAATAAAGCAAATGATTTAACATCACCAGATAATACAAAGTATCCTACTACCCAAACTGTGGTAGATGGATTAGCAACCAAACTCGACAAATCAACAACTCCTTCAAGCGTTTACGGAACAGATACAAGTGGCGGACAAACTATGATTCCTTTGAGTGATTTTGGAACGGTAAAAGGTACAGGAACAACAAATAGAATTTCAAAATTTACTGCAAGTGGTACTATTGGAGATTCTCAAATATTTGATAATGGAACTAACGTAGGTGTAGGTGCTGAATCTACAAGTGCAAGATTAGACGTAAGAGCACAAGGAGCTTTAGCTACTGATATAGCTTTTAGAGTTAGAAATAGTGTTAATACACAAAACTCTTTAGTAGTAAATGGTGCAGGTGATGTTTATAACAGAGGAGCGCAAGGTGTAGCTTCAAATACTTTTTTTGGAGAAAGTGCAGGAAGAAATGCAACTGGAAATAATAATATAGGTTTTGGTTATCAAGCACTTCAAACAAACACAACTGGTAGTGGTAATTCTGCTTTTGGTTATCAAACACTTTTTGTAAACACAATAGGTTATTCCAACTCTGCTTTTGGGAATAATGCGCTTCGTTTAAACTCATTAGGTAATAACAATTCTGCTTTCGGTAACTATGCAATTAGCTATAACACCACAGGTAGTAACAATTCTGCTTTCGGTAACTATGCACTTTCAGCAAACACAACGAGTAGTGGTAATTCTGCTTTTGGTGCTTATGCACTTTTTTCAAATACAACAGGAAATCAAAACATAGCTTTTGGATATGATGCTGGAAGATACACAAATAGTGGAGCTAATAATCAAACATCAATCAATAGTGTTTATTTCGGATTCGATTCAAGAGCATCAGCATCGGGTAATACAAATGAAATAGTAATAGGACACTCATCAAGAGGCGATGGCTCAAATAGTGTAGTATTAGGTAACTCATCAATAACAAGAACACGTTTACAAGGTCAAGTTATAATGGGTTCATTTGCCACTGCACCAACAGGAATTGAAGGAGCTATTTATTATAATTCAACTGATAAAAAACATTATGGTTTCAACGGAACAACTTGGAACGCTTTATACTAATTAATTATGCAAAAATTTACAATAACATTAACAGAACAACAAGTAAACATAGTTTTACAAAGTTTAGCTAAAATGCCACTAGAGCAAGTTTTAGAAACATTTACAGAAATTAAGCAACAAGCTGAAAAACAATTACAAGATGATAAAGACAAATAAAGGAGTATATCCAACAAGAGCTGGCGAGTTAGTACCTATTCATATTGAAATTTTAGCTATTCAAGATGAATTTAACGAAAGTAGATTCAAGTTTGTAATAGGAGATTATATTTTTGACAGAGAAGAAAAACGCTATGTAAACGATAGAGTTATAAATCTTTCATACGCTGAAAGAGATGCCTTGAAAAATGTAATTTTAAATCAAATCACGGTTGAAGGTACCGAAAGCGAAGTTAACAAAGCAATTTTACCAAATGCGCTACTTTATTTTGTGTTGAATGATTTTGTTGATGTAGAAGCACAAACTTTAATTTATGGTACAACTCCAAACGATTGGGAAATATTATAATAAATAATGGGAATTTTACTTTACATCATCGCCACTATTCTTTGGGTTTTAATAACGCCTATTAACTGGCTTATAGTATCGTTAAAATACGGTTTAAGCAACGCTTATTTTAAAGAAACCGCAATTGATATTGATAAGTTCGGCAACCGCAATTTTAGAACATTTTTAAATGTAACAATGAGGTTAAGAAATGGTTATAAGTTCGGAAACGTAAACGAAACAATTTCAAGCGCATTAGGCAAAAATCAAAGAGATGGAACACTTAGCTGGTTTGGAAAAGGTATTTGTTTTGTTCTTGACAAATTAGATAAAAACCATTGCAAAAAAAGCATAGATAATTTATTAAACTAAAATATAAAAAAAATATGACAAGAATAAAAACATATATTGTTGATAACATAATATCAGACCAAGATAAAATAATAGGTACTGACGCAGACAATTCTTCTGAAACAAAGAATTTTAGAGTAGGAGATTTAAGAGACTATATGCTTTCTGGACTTGAACCCGAAACTGGTGGAAATTTAAAAATAACAACAATAACAGAAACAAGTGAAACTTATTTAACGCCTGAGTCTTGGATAAATAATCAAGACCCTGCTATTGAGGTTTTACAATACGAGATTATATTTTTAATTTTAAACGGAAGAACTTATATCTTTAGAAAAAATAATGCCGTATATGGTGTAGGAGAAACTCAAGCAATATCGAGTGATTTTACAGAGATAGATATTACTTCTGTTATTAATGCAAACCTTCAAAATTTAAACTCTGTTTTAAATGAAGGAGATACTTCTGAGCTAGATGCTAACATAGGAGCTTTAGGACTATTTGATACTTTTGACGAAACAGGATACGGAAAAATTTACTGCTTTAAGAATAGAATTTATTTTCAAGACACTGATTCAAATGATTTGTTTTACATTCAAGAAAAAAGTATCGCTATAAAAGACACAGAAACACTGTATATAACAAGTATAGAACAACAAAGCGGACTTACTGAAAATGTTACGGCAACACTTCAAAATACATCTGGAATAATAGCTTATATAGATGATATACCTACAGATTATATTACAAATATATCTACATCTAGTGATGAATTAGAAGTTGTAAATACCGAAGGAAATGTAACTGTGAATTACATACAAAAAACAACGCCTTATGTAATCTCGTCTAATTTGTTCGATTCAGTAACAAGCACCATATATTTCATAGATGGAGGTGAGTTTAATTATTCTCTTTCAGTTTATCCAATAGATTCAATTAATTTTGAATTTAATACAGACATAAACTTATTAGCGTCTGGTTCTGATAAAGTTATTAGAGCATATTTTTTATATGAAAATGGAACATCGATAATAAAAAATATTACTGCTGATGATGTTTCTGTAGTTGCAGGGAATACATTATCTGCAAAAATTATATTCTCTGATTTTTGGATCGAAACTCCTGGTGAAAGACTTAGTGTTTTCGAAGCAACAATATTCCCAAACACAGTAGAATCTACAGATCTAGTTTCTTTTAATGGATGTATTTCTACGTCTTTAAGTAGATATATTTATAAATTTTAATTATGAAGAATAATTTAATAAGTTTTGTAATCGGCTTTCTGTTATGTTTAATTGCGTTAACTTGTTGTGAAGGCAATGATTTAAAGTATAAAGAAGTAACTAAAATAAAAACGGTAAAGGTTACAGACACATTGAAGGTTAAAGGAGTTATAACCACTAAGTATAAAAAAGTATATGTTAGAAAAACAGATACTTCCATTGTTTACGTGGATAAAGCAGACACTTCAAGCGTAGAGGCTAGAAAATATTCTCAAGAAATTCAAGGAAAAAGAATGAAAGGAGTTGTACACATAACTACTACAGGAGAACTTTTAGACGTGTGTGCTGATATTGAAACTAAAGACAGCATAATAGAAAGAACGATAACAAAATATAATAACAAAAGTAAGCTGTTTTTATCTGGAAAATATAACACAAATAATTCAGCAGAGGTTGGTATTGATTGGAATATAAAAAACAAAGCTTTAATAAAAGGAGGAGTAGGTTACCAAATAAGCAATAACACTCCTTATATTTCAGTAGGAATAGGAATCCCTATATTTTAATTATCTTTGCATTATCTAATTTAATCTAACATGAATTTAATAAGAAAAATAAGTGTTAACATTGACAATAAAAATGTTATGCACTATCAGGTAGAAAGTAAAGTATTTGGAGGAAATAAGGTTGTTTCTGACATTATAGAAAAAGACGAAAAGTTCTTTGACATCTATGTAAAAGAAGTAGATACAAATGTAAAGACAATTTGGAAATCATTTAATTGCAATAACGTAATTCATATTGAATACGATACTGAAAATTAAGTAATATGAGAAGTCCACATTATTTCATTGTAAAACCGCTTAACTCGGAGAGGTATTCTAATCTATCTGAATCAGGATTGGTATTAAACGTATCATACGAGGACCACTCTTTTACTCAAAGGTTAGCAGAAGTAATTTCTACACCTATTGGATATGAAGGAGATGTAGAGTCTGGAGATGTAATAGTAGTACATCATAATACTTTTAGGATTCAATATAATAATCAAGGGTTTCCTTTGGAGAGTAAATATCACATTAAAGATGACTTGTTTTATATTGAGCCTCAACTTGTATATATGGTTATTAAAAAAGATAGCAATGAGATTAAAGCTATTACTCCTTACTGTTTTATACAACCTATGTTTGAGAAAGATGAATTTGGTACTGGAGAAAAAGAAGTTGAGCAAATGTGTTGGTTAAAGTATAAGAACGATAAAATGGAATCTTTTAATGAAGGAGATGTTGTTGGTGTTAAGAAAGATTCTGAGTACGAATTTAATCTGTTTGGAGAAAAACTCTATATGATTAACTCAAATAGAATATTATTTAGTATATGATAGGATTAAGTAAAGATATACAAATTGCTGTTGAAACTGTAATCGAAGGATTAGAGTATAGCACTGATATGTCTTTAATTGAACCTGATAAAGTCAAGACAATAGTAAAAGCAAAAACAGATTCATTTAAGTACGGAAAAGAATTACTACTTAGGTGGTCTAACAGCGCTAACGCCCCTTCAGAGGAAGTTTTTAAAAAATATGTAAAGAGATTAGTTAATGCTGGAGATATTGCTTTAAACGTGCTTAGAGAGGCTTTAAGGAGTACTATTAACTACGATGAACTTGACCCTTCTAAACATCACCTTGCTATTTCTGTAAAACCATCTATTCATCAAGCTATTATTGAGATTGATTCTTCTTTAATAGAACTTAGAATGCAGATTGATGCCGACAAGATTAATCTTAAGGATAATGAGTTCAAGAGAGGATATCCTGAAAAATTTGCTACAGGTGAATTCTTACCAAAGAAAGATTACTATAAAGAATGGTATGACGCAGAGAATGATTCTGTAATTATTGATCCTAAAGGTAGTAAAGGTGAGGTAATCAATGTTGGTGATTTAAAAATTACACTACCTAAAGTTCCATACAAAAAAGATATACTTTTCTGGAATGAGAAGAAAGAAAATCAATATTGGAGAAGACAAGAACCACCAACAGGTTTATCTCAAGATAATGCAGAAGCATACACTGAATATATAATTGAAGAGTTTAGAAGAAGAAGAGAGGGTATTTGGTTTATGAATAATGGAAAACCTGAATACTTAACAGGAACTCATTACTTTGCTCTTAATTGGGTAAAAATGGAGGACACTGGTTCTTATATGGATTTTAGGGTAGCTCAAAGAGATATGTTTTATTTTACAGAAGCTTGTATTGTAGATCCTAGATGTCTAGGCGAATTATTTGTGAAATCAAGACGTACAGGTTTTACTTATCAGATTATATGCCAGTTACTTAATGACGCAACATCAACAGCTAATGCTCGTATTGGTATGACATCTAAATCAGATGAAGATGCTAAGATGGCGTTCTCTAAATTAAGATATGGATATTTAAACCTACCATTTTTCTTTAAACCTATTGTAAAGGGTTCTGAGGATAGTAAGAACTTCTTAGAGTTTGCAAAACCAACCGATAGAAGTAAAACTGCTAAGAAAAATAAAGACACAAATACAGATGACTACCTAAACACCTTTATAGATTATCAGCCTACAAAAGACGCTTCTTATGACGGACAGAGAATGTATAGGTATCTTGGCGATGAGGCTTCAAAATGGTCAAAACCTGCTAACTATGAAAAACACTGGGGTCAAGTATCTCCAACATTTGATACAGGAGGTAAAGTTGTTGGTAAGGCTTTTATTGGTAGTACAGTAAACGCAATGAATAAAGGTGGTGAAGAATTCTTCAAACTTTATAAAGCATCTAAGATTAACAAGAGGAACAATATTACAGGTCGCACACCTTCTGGTCTTTATTGTTACTTCCTTCCTGCTCATAAGAATATGGAGGAGTTTACAGACAAGTATGGTGTTTGCCACGAAATAGTTGAAAAAGGAGATTCATTTGTAAATGTTCACGGAGAAAAGAAAACAGTTGGTAGCGTTCAGTTCTTAGAAGCAAAAAGAAGCAGTAAAAGAAAAGAAAGTGATATCGCTTACAATGAGGAACTTAGGGCATTTCCAATGACAATTGATGAGGCATTTAGAGATGAGTTGCTTCAGTCTACTTTTAACATAGAGAAAATATTAGAACAATTAAAAATAAATGAAGAACATGAAGCTGATAAAGCTTTAGTTCGAGGAAACTTTCAATGGAAAGATGGTATTAAGGATACTATTGTTGAATGGCATCCTAATGAAAAAGGAAGATTCTTAATATCTTGGATACCACCTGTAGAGATGCAGAACAGACACGAGTTAAGGAATGGTCCAGGAGGCATGTCTAAGTATCCATTGAATGACGATATAGGTGCTTTCGGATGCGATAGCTACGATATATCAGGTACAGTTGAAGGAGTTAGAAAAGATGGGTCTTATGACCAAGATAATAATAGAGCTTCAAAAGGAGCTTTGCACGGATTAACAGGTTTTAGTTTTTCCAATGCACCAAACAATACGTTCTTTTTAGAATATGTAGCAAGACCACAGACAGCAGAAATTTTCTTTGAAGATGTTCTTATGGCGTGTGTATTTTACGGAATGCCTATACTAGCAGAGAATAACAAGCCACGTTTGTTATATCATTTCAAGAATAGAGGATACAGAGGTTTCAGTATTACTCGTTTTGATAAAGCAGAGAATAGACTTTCTCCAGCTGAAAGAGAATTAGGAGGTATGCCTAACTCATCTGAGGATGTTAAACAAATGCATGCGACAGCTATAGAAAGTTGGATAGAGAAGTATGTTGGTCTTATAGGAGAAGATGGTGAAGTGCCACAGAATATGTTGTTTAATCATACACTAAATGATTGGAAGCATTTTGATGTGAATAATAGAACTAAATTTGATGCTGCGATTAGTTCTGGTTTAGCTATCATGGCTGTAAACAGAAAAATGTACACACCAGCTCAAAGACAAATAAAAGATGTTGTTATTAATTTAAGGACCTATAATAAATAAATATGTTAAGAAAGAAAATAGAAGGTGTTTCTATTACCTACAGGACTTTCCCAAGTCAAAATGTTCCGTTTGAGGTTCAAATGGGTAACGATTATGGATTGCAAGTTGGAGAGGCTATTCAATTTGAGTGGTTTAAGAGAAACGGAGCTACTTGTAAGTTCTACCAACAAAGAGATGAGTTCAACAAGAGAAGAATGTACGCTAATGGTCTTCAAAGCACTGCTAAGTATAAAGAATTCTTTGCAGTAAATGGAGATATGTCGTTCTTAAATCTTGATTGGAAAATTGTTCCTGTAATACCAAAGTATGTAGATATACTTGCAAACGGTATGGCTCAAAGAGAATTCTCTATTAAGGCTATCGCTGTAGATCCTACATCTGTAGAAGAAAAGGCTAATAAGAGAAAAAACCTTGAAGATGACATGATTGCTAAGGACTTCATATTAGCAGCTAAAGAAAAAACAGGATTTGAGTTATCTTCAGTTCCAATTGACCAAATACCAGAAAGCAAAGAAGAGATTGATATTAAGATGGAGTTGGAATTTAAACCACCTATCGAACAAGCTGTTGAAGTAGCTGTTGAAGCAATCTTTAACGAGAATAATTACAACGAAGTAACAAGAAGAAGAATTGAGAGAGATATAATAGAATTAGGGGTTGGTTTTGGTAAACATAGATATGTACCTAATGACGGAATTAAACTTGAATATGTAAACCCAGCTAATCTAATTTGGTCATACACAGAAGACCCTACATTTTCTGATTGCTTTTACTTTGGAGAATATAAAAATACTAACCTTTCTGAGGTTTATAAAGAATTCCCTAACTTAACACAAGAACAAAAAGAAAGACTTCAAGGTATTTCGGCATCTTGGAATAACTATTACGAGTTAAATCTAAATAGTCAACCTAAAGAAGTTTTAGATGGGAAACTAGGATTGCTTTACTTCAGTTATAAAACATCTAGAGAAAAGGTTTGGAAAAAGAAAAAGAATTCTAAAGGTGGATTAAAAGTTATAGCAAAGAACAATGACTTTGTGTACAAAGGAACAGGTGATGCTGACTTTGAAAAACTTACGAAAGTAGAAGAAGTTTGGTTTGAAGGGATATTAGTTTTGGGTACAAGCATTTTATTGAAATGGGAAGTATCTAAAAATATGGTTAAGAAAAATTCTAACCTAAATAAGGTATATCCTAACTACGTAGGTATTGCTCCAAAAATGTATAAAGGATTTATTGACTCTACAGTTAATCGTATGATACCATTTGCTGATGATATTCAGATGTCTTGGTTAAAACTACAACAAATCAAACAAAGAGTAGTTCCTGATGGTCAATACATTGATGTAGATGGATTAGTTGGCATTTCTTTAGGAAAAGGAAACAAGTACACTGTAGAAGACGCTTTAAATATGTACTTTCAGACAGGTTCTGTTTTAGGTAGAAGTTCAAGCGTAGGAGGTGAGTTTAATAACGCTAAAGTTCCTATTCAAGAGATTAGACACTCATCAGGTCAAGATAAGATTACTTCTTTGTGGAATTCAATTCAGATTTCATTAGATATGATTGCTTCTGTAACTGGTATTAATCAAGCTATTGACGCAAGCAACCCTGACAAGAATAGCTTAGTTGGTATTCAAAAAATGGCAGCATATTCATCTAATGTAGCTACAAGACATATATTAGAAGGAAGTATGTTTATCACAAGAGAGCTAGCTAAATGCATTACAATTAGAATTGCTGACGTACTTCAATTCTCCGAAAGTAAACAAGACTTGATTACTAAGATTTCAGCTAATAATGTTTCTGCTTTAGACAAAATCAAGAATATGTATATTCACGACTTTGCAATTAATATAGACCTTGTTCCTGATGAAGAAGAGAGAGCTAAACTTGAAGCAGACATTTCTTTTGAGATACAACAAGGTAATCTTGGTGTTGAAGATAAGTATGCAATAATGAACATTAAGAATTTATCTTTAGCTACAAAATACCTTATGATTAAGAAAGAAAAGAGAATGAAGGAAATGCAGGATAGAAAAATGCAAGAAATTCAAGCTCAGACTCAGGCAAATATTCAATCTACACAAGCAGCATCTCAAGGTAAAGCAGAGTTACTAAACTTTGAATATCAAGGCAAAGCAGGATTAGTAGAAGCTGAAAAACAAAAAGCTATTGAAGTAATGATGGCTGAAGTTCAAGCCAAGAAGGAATTAATGGCGTTAGAGTTTCAATACGAAATGCAACTAAAAGGAATTGAGGTAGAAGGTATGAAAGGCAAAGAAACAATGAAAGAAGATAGAAAAGATGAAAGAACAAAGTTACAAGCTACACAACAATCAAAGTTAATTGAGCAACGTAAAAAAGATCTTCCATCTATAAATTTTGAAAGTACAAATGATAGCCTTGATGCGTTCTCTTTGTCAGAATTTGAGCCACGATAAATAAAACTTATTATTTTGTAATTTTGCATCAAATATTTTAATTAAATCAAATAGATATGTATAAACTAAAAATTGAAGGAGATTCAGTTGTTCAACCTAACGAAGAGTTCAGTAACAATGAACAGGTATCTGAAGTGAACAATGATGTACAACAAGAAGAAACAGAAGATGCTCAGACAGATGTTGTTGCAGAAGAAGAGGAACAGGAATCTCAAAGCGTTCTTAAATTTAATAGCGAAGACGAAGTATTAGAATATCTTAAATCAAAAGAGGAATTATTATCTAAGGTAGTCATCCCTAAACAAGAAGTAGATCTTCCCGAAGATGTAAAGAAATATTTAGAATTCAAATCAGAGACAGGAAGAGGTTTTTCTGATTTCCAAGAATACCAAAAAGACTTTACAACTATAGACGAGCAAGACTTAGTTAGAATGTATCTTAAAGATAAGAATCCTGAGTTTGATGCTGACGAGATTCAAGATGAATTCTTAGAAGCATTTGCTTATGATGAAGATATTGATGACGAAAAAGATATTAAGAAAAAAATACGTGCATTTAAAAAGGCTCACGCTGATGCATTAGAATACTTTAATTCTCAAAAGGAAAAGTATGCTGTTCCAATGACGGTGTCAAGTGATACAGTTATTCCTCAAGAGTACCAAGAATCTAAAGCTTATGTAGAAAGCCTTAAAGCACAACAAGAGATTGCAGCAAAACAATCTGAAGTATTTTTGAGTGAGACAGATAAATTATTTAACAATGAATTCAAAGGTTTTGAATTTAAAATTGGAGATGAAGTTATCAGTCATAAACCTTCAAATGTACAAGCAGTAAAAGAAGCTCAATCAAATGTAATGACGTTCTTCAGTAAGTTCTTAGATGAGAATGGTTTTATTAAAGACCCTGAAGGATACCATAAAGCCCTTTATGTAGCAATGAATTACGATTCAATCTTATCTAATGTTTATGAAACAGCGAAAGCTAAAGCAATAGAAGACGAAGTAAAGAATAGTAAGAATATTGATATGAAAGGAATTAGAACTGCCCCAGAAGGCATTAACTCTGGACTAAAATTTAAAATTGTATAAAAAACTTAAAACCTAGAAAATGGCATTATTAACAAATCCAGGCATTAAATTAACGCCTACTGCGACAAAAGAGATTTTGTCTACAAACTATTTTGAAGCTGCTGACTTCGATTTCACAAATCAGCACTTACCTGAATTATACGAGAAAGAATTTGCTCGTTACGGTAATCAATCTATCAAAGGATTCTTAGAGAAAATGGGTCAAGAGATGCCTATTCAATCTGACTTAATTAAATGGTCTGAAGAAGGTCGTTTAAGACCAGTTGGTACAGGTGTTACTCGTGTTGCTGCTGTATTCACATTAGCAGGTCACTCTTTCCGTAAAAATGATACAGTTATCTTAAATGATGGTACTGTTGAAATGAAAGGTTTGGTTACTGCTGTTACTACTGATACTTTCACTGTTGCTGCTGCAACTGCTGCTGGTTTTGGTACTGCTGGACAACCAGGTGCTTTAGCTGCTACAGGAATCAACGTTTTCACTTACTCTAACGAGTACAGAAAAGGAACTAATGGTCGTGAGGAGTCTTTAGAAGCTCAACCAGACATCTTCGAAAACAAGCCAATCATTATCAAAGAGTTAGATGAAGTTAATGGTTCTGATATGACTCAAGTTGGTTGGATTCAAGTTGAAGGAGAAAACGGATTAGGTTACTTATGGTACTTAAAATCAAGAGCACAATCTCGTCAAAGATTCGATGACTACATTGAAATGGGTATGATTGAAGGTGTTTCTTACGAGTCTGGTTCTGCTGCTGCAACTGCTGGATATACAGGTACTGAAGGTTTCTTCGAAGCTGTAGCTCAAGGAAACGTATTCTCTGGTATTATCTCTACTATGGATGATATTGATGAAATCTTATCTCGTTTAAACAAACAAGGTGCTATTTCTGAGTACATTATGATGAGTGACTTCGAGCAAGATAGAGCAATTGATTATTTGTTAGCTGCTCAAAACTCTTACGGTGTAGGTGGAACTTCTTACGGAGCTTTCAACAACAGCGAAGATATGGCTTTAAACTTAGGATTCACAGGATTCAAAGTAGCTGGTTATGAGTTGTACAAATCTCAGTGGAAATACTTAGACGACCCAACAGCTCGTGGTTTATTTGAAGGAAACCAAGCTATTAACGCTGTAATGTGTCCATCAGGTACTAAAACTGTAAGAGACGAAGTATTAGGAGCTAATGCTACTTTACCTTTCTTACACGTTAAATACCGTAAATCTGCTTCTGAAGACAGACGTTATAAAGTGTGGCAAACAGGTTCAGCAGGTGGTGCAAACACTTCTGACTTAGATGCTAATCAACTTCACATGTTGTCAGAGAGAGCCCTATGTGTTATGTCGAGAAATAACTTTGTGTTAGTCAGAGGATAAGCATTAGTTACTTAAAGTATTTCTTTAAATAGAAGGAGGGATTTATTTCCCTCCTTTTTTATTATAATCTGTCAAGAACATAAAATTTGTTTTATTCTTGTGCTTTCCATTTAATTTACCAGAAAGCCAAACCCTATCCTTGCCTATGCTTTTTGCCGCATCAGTAATTGTGTAAAAAACCTCATTTGTCTCTATATTTATAACTTTCTTACTTATATGATTATTACTACCTTTATTTCTCTCTACTAGAGCCATAATAGCTTTTTCTGAAGGCTTTCTTCCTTTTCCAGACTCAGATATTTTTCTTTTTGTTTCTTCGGATACGATTCTATTTTTTCTTTCATTTTTTAATTTTTCTTGAACAAATTTTATTTTCTCTATCCTTTCCTTTTCTAAAACTTCTATACCTTTTTCTAAATAATCTTTGTAGTAAAAGAAGTCAGAATGATTACAGCTTTTTCCATTCAAATTATTTCTTAATGTATGTCTACTTATTCCGTATTTTTCAGCAGCTTCCATTATTGAACCAAAAACCTCAAGAGTTATTCTGTTAATGACTTTTGAACTATTAGGGTTTCCACTACCTTTAAATATTTTAGAAAACATTTTTTTTCTTTCTTCTGGAACAACTCTTTTTTTAGCCAATTCTCTCAAAACAGATTTACCTTCTTCGCTCATATTAACAACACCTTCTCCACCGTCAGTAAGATTACAAAGAGTGCCATTATTTTGGTCTCTTCTTCCGTATAGTTGTATAAACTCTATTTCTTTTTTAATAGCCTCTTCTTTAGATATGTTGTCGAAAAGTATTTCTATTTCATAATTGGTTTTGTCTACTATTCTTTTCCAGTACCTATTTCTATTTTTACTATTTGCTCTTACATACTTTCCTTTATCATCAGTTCCAATACCAATATAAAATACTTCGTTTTTATCTTCTCGTATATGTCTATAAACGTACGCCATGATTTATTTTTTTACAAATATATGCAATTACTTCTAAACGAAATGTTAAAATTACAACTTATTTTATTTCGTACCTTTGCAGAAATAATTTTAATCTAATTTAATATGGCTACAAAAACAAAAACTAAAGTGTTGCAAGACACAGACAAAGACAAGACTTATGTCTTATTGGCAAAGAATCCGCCAATGCAATTATTCCTAAGAAACCGACACAAAAAAGGGTCTCCATTGCAGTACTATGATGAAGGAGAAAAAATCTTAAGAAGTTTATGTTACTCTACAAATCAGTTGTCAATCTTTGAAGACGAGCAAACAGGAGATGTAATCTTAGGAGCTATCATTTTTAAGAATGGTAAACTTACAGTTCCAAGAACAAATCCACAGTTACAGAAATTCTTAGAACTTACACCTGATAATGGTATTGTATTTGAAGAATTTAAACCAGATGAAATTGCTGAAAAAGAATTAAGTTCTATTGAGCTTGAAATGGAATCATTGAATGTTGCCATGAATTTATCTACATCAGAATTAGAGAGTATTGCTCTTGCTATTTACGGAAGTAAAGCATTAGACAAAAAATCTACTGAGGTTAAGAGAGATATTTTCTTATACGCAAAATCAAACCCACAAAGCTTCTTAAAATTAGCTTCTGATGATTTAACTAAGATTAAAGGATTAGCTGTTAGAGCTACTGAATTAGGTCTTGCTCAATACAAAGGAAACGCATTCTTTAATGGTGAAACATTGTTATGTAAAGTACCATTTGATGAGAGTGACAAATTTAATACTCTTGCAAGATGGATGAATGATACTGAAGACGGAAAAGCATTTGTTAAGTACGTTCAAAGTAAATTAAAATAGTTTTCACTTCAAGTATAAGAAAGGAGAGGTTAATACCTCTCTTTTTTTATTTCGTATCTTTGCAAATAAAATTGTAAGCAAATGATTAATCAGGTATATACTACGGTATTATCAATACTAAACAAAGATAATAGGGGTTATGTTTCTCCTATGGAATTCAATACCTATGCAGAACTTTCTCAAATGGTTATATTCGAAGAGTTGTTCCACAAGTATGCTAAATCTTTAGCTAAGCAGAACGCAAGAATGTATCACTCCGAATTCTCAGATATACCAAAACATATTAGAGAGGTTTTTGATGTATTTACTTCTGAAGCCGACTTATTCTTAGATACTTTGAACCAAGAATATTCATACACAGTTACAGACTTTTATAAAGGGATTAAAGTAGAATTATTACCTACAAGTGGGATTTTAGATTACGCAGGAAGAACTGAAGTTGAGGAAGTAAGTAAGTTAGAAATAAATAGAATACTTAATAACAATTTGGTATCTCCAAGCCCTGAATACCCAGTGTATATAAGACTTAGTAATAAGTACAAAATATTCCCTTACAACCCTTCTGTTAAAGCTAGATGTACTTATATTAGAAAACCTAAAACACCAAAATGGACTTATGTTCAAGCGGGTAACAGCCCTTTATTCAACCCTTCAGCTAGTGATTATCAAGATTTTGAATTGCCTTTACAATTCTTTTCTGATTTGGTTATAAAAATATTAGGGTATTGTGGTGTTGAAATTAGAGAAGCAGATGTAGTTCAAATTAGTCAAGCATTGGAATCTTCAGGAGTTAATAACGAACAATTATAAAAATAAAATATGGCACACCAAATACTACCTCCTATTAATTATTATCAAAACGAAACCAATTGGGGGGATTACCAATACATTTCATTATCTCAATTAATAAATAATTTTATGTTAGAACATATTGGAGATGATAGACTTTTATCTAATGTAAAGAGATATACTGTTTTACAACATTTAAAAAGAGGGATACAGGAATTTAATTACGACACACTAAAAGAGGTGAAGGTTATCGAATTAGAGCTTAATGACGCTTTACTTTTGACTTTACCACACGACTATGTTTCTTATGTAAGGGTTTCGGTATTAGGAAATGACGGATTATTAAGACCGTTATCGCAAGATTCAAGAACGTTGATAGGCAGAGCGTACTTGCAAGACCATGAATACAATATATTATTTGATGAAGATGGGTATCCTTTAGAAGCTAATGAAACTGAAACTTTTAAAAAATATAGCGTATCTGGTCTCCAAAATGGTAATTTATGTGAACACGACATGGGATTAGGATACCAATATAAATCCCCTAACTTTGGTCTTAATCCAAACCTTAATTCTAATGGGTACTTCTCTATTGACAAAAGAAAAGGTGTTATGTCTTTTTCTTCTAATATAGGAGGTAAAACAATTGTATTAGAATATATTTCAGATGGTCTTGAATACAATAATGGAGATGAAGTAATGGTCCATAAATTTGCAGAACAAGCCTTATATAGTTATGTGAAATACTCTATACTAAACAATAAGTATGGTGTTCAAGAATATATAATAAATAGAGCAAAGAAAGACTACTACAGAGATTTACAGAATGCAAACATCAGAATGTTAGACTTAAACGGATCTGAATTACTTATTTTATTAAACGGTAGAAAAAAATGGCTAAAATAAAGAATAACTTTTTAAAAGCTACAATTCAAAAAGATTTAGATGAAAGACTTACTCCTAATGGTCAAATGACTGATGCGGAGAATGTAATGGTAGTGTCGGAGAATAATGGTAATGTAGGTGTTGTTAAGAATATAAAAGGAAACGTATTAAAAACAAATTACAACATATATGGGTCTGAAACAATTGGTTCTGTATCTGACGATAAAAATAATAGATGTTTTTATTTTGTTGTATCGCCTAGCTATGATTATGTTATAGAGTACAATACCATTACAGATATAAGCGAGATAGTACTTCAGTCTACTCATGGAACTAGCGTCTTGAATTTCAACTCCTCGTATCGTATATCGCATTCTGACATATTCAGAAGTATTGATGGGGAAGACTTTTTGTCTTGGACTGATGGATTAAATCCTCCTAGAATAGTTAATATTCAAAAAGCAAAAACATATTCAATTGATGGTTTTACAAGTAAAGAAATTTCTGTAATGAAACCATCTCCTATATTTGCTCCAAGCATATCTTCTGTGAACATTGAAACGGATTCTGCTAGTAACTTTTTGGAAGACAAGTTTTTACAATTTGCATACAGATACAAGTATGAAGGAGGTTTTTATTCAGCTATATCTTCATGGAGCGAAGTGGCTTTTGTTCCAAATAAATTCTCTTTAGACTATCAAACATACGAGAATTTAGGTATGATAAATTTAGCTAATGCTGTAAACATTTCTTTTAATGTTGGAGACAGACACGTGGTAGGTGTTGATTTATTATTTAAGGAAAGCGAATCAAGTACGGTATATGTTATAGATAAGTTTATAAAAGAGGAAGAAGGTTGGACCACAAGTAATGCCAATGTAACTTATATGTTCTCTGGAAACAAAATATATTCAGTATTAGAGGAGTCTCAATATTTCAGAAATTTTGACAATGTCCCTCTAACAGCACTTACTCAAGCTAAGGTTGGAAACAGATTGATATATGGAAACTTTACAGAGGGAATGGACATCAATCAAAAAGTATCTTTATCTGTTGACTATGTATCTAGTGATTTAACTTTGGAAGAAAAAGAAGGTCAAGTATATTCCTTTGTTGATGATGTAAACCTTTACTCTAACGTTGTTGATTTTGAGAGAGGCGTGGATGACGGAGGATTAGCTCCTGTTGACCAAATGAATTACTCTACAAATGAAGTTGAAATGAGTATTTCTGGAGCTGTAAGTGCCGACTTTATAATAGAGGTAACGCCTAAATCTCAGTATTCAAGTTCTGAGTATAATATTTTAGTAATGGAAGGTGTTACAGTTCTTGATTCGTGGACTGGATTAATAGGTAACAACACAAGAACATATACTACATCTACAGATAGAAATATAAGACTAGTCATTACATCTGACGACGGATTGATATACGATTTAAAGTTAAACTACAACATAATAGGTGCTCTTGGTGTTCAAATATCTAGATACGATTATTTTGCTAACGATCAACTTTGTTATCCAATAAGCACGTCTTATGGAACTGATTTTGAAGGAGATACTATTATACAAAGATATGTTGAATTTGACTTCACTAATTTTAATTTCGAGCAAGGAAATCAGATTAGATTTGAATTTGAATTACAATCATCTTTGGTGTTCGAAGTAAAACCATCTCTGACTTATTTTTACACGTTAGAAAATAATTATACTGACTTACAAGACTTTTTATTAAACTCTTCTTTTGTTGAGAATATAGAGGGTGTTTTTTCGACATCTTTTGTAGAGGGTGTTAATGCTTTTGCTAGTAATGCAGGTGTTAGAGTTACATATGATGGTTTTAAAATTGACAGCGCTTTAAACACGTTAAGAATTACTACGCCTAAAATTACATACACGGTAACTGAAGATAGTGGCAACATAGAGGATAAAGTAGATTTTTATTTAATTAACTCTGTTTTATTCAAGTATTTGGGAGGAGATTCCTTTAAAAGTATGCACTCAAATAGAGATTATACTTGCGATATAATTTACCTAGATTCTGAAGGTAGAAAAACTACTGTATTGAGTGGTGGGTCTACATCTATTTATATACCAGCAGAAGAAAGCGCAATGGTTAATAAATTAGTAGTAACAACAAACTCTAATCCCCCTTCGGAAGCAAGGTATTATAAATTTGCTATAAAAGAAACTAAAAGAGTTTACAATACTATTTATGGTAACGTTGTTTATGAAGATGGAATATACAGATGGATAAAATTAGTTGGAGAAAACAAAAACAAAGTAAAAGAAGGAGATATCCTTATATTGAAGTCTGATTTCTCTGGAGTAACAGAAGCTAATATTCAAATTAAAGTTTTAGAGGTAGCTACAAATCAAAGGGATTTTATACCAAATAATCTAATGCCTAATGGTGATGATTTAATAGAAGAAAGTGGTCTTTACTTTAAAATAAAACAAGGGGCTTTTGATATAAATGTTCCTGATAATTCTTTCGTTACATACGAAGGTTTTGGTAAAAGAAGATATGCCACAAGAAGCTTTGTTACAACATCGCCTTTATTTGGAGAATATGATGATACAAATACATTTGTACCGACACCTATACCTGCTGGGACTAAAATAAACTTTACAGTAAGAATTTGGGCTAAAGGAGCTATTGCTTTTGACCACAGATTTGAAGTAGATACATTTGCACAAGAAGACTACGATAGCATGAAGTCTTGGTGGGATGCTGAAGTTTCTACATTAAGTTCTTGGTCTTTTTACGCTGATAGTTATTTAAGAGATTATCAATGGAATATTGATGATGGTTTTGGCACTAGCTTTAAAGTAAAACCATGGAGAGATGGTACTGCTTCAAGAGATATTATGACAAAAGTTTCTTTTGATGTTGTATATACTGGCGGTAATTTAGTTTTTGAGAATTACGAAGCAGAGAATTTAAACAACCCTTACTTTGAAAGTGTTGAAACATATAAGATAGTAAACGGTCAGCATTTTTCAGGTAACACGCTAACACCAAATATTCATACATTAAATAGAACATTTAATTGCTTCTGTTTTGGTAATGGCATAGAAAGCAATACTATTCGTGACTCTTTTAGTGGCAAGAAGTTTTATATAAATTCAAATGCAACAAGCATAAGCGATGATGAGTATAGAAAAATAAATAGATTTGCAGACTTAACATATTCTGGTGTTTATCAAGAAAGGACAAGTGTAAACAAGCTAAATGAATTTAATTTATCTTTAGCAAATTACAAAGATGATATTGAAAAAAAATACGGAAAAATAGTTAAACTTGATTCTGACGAAACAGACTTACTTGTAATTCAAGAAAACAAATGGAGCAAAGTGTTGTATGGTAAAAGTTTATTGTATAATGCAGATGCAACAACTAATGTTTCAAGAATAGAAGACGTTTTAGGGCAACAAGTAATGTACTCAGGAGAATATGGTATATCAAGCCACCCTGAATCTTATGTTAAATACGGATCTAACTCTTACTGTACAGATTTAAAAAGAGGTGTTGTGTTAAGACTAAATAACACCAATGGTCTTTCTGAAATAAGTTCTTTTGGAATGAGAGATTATTTTAAGAGATTGTTTAGAGATAATCAAATATTAAATATAATTGGTAGTTATGACCCTTTCTTTGATTTGTACGTTGTAAATGTTAAATATGTAGTTCCAGGAAAAAATTATGCTGGATTAGAAATTCCTTATGATTACGTAACTTGGTCTTTTTCAGATGAAGCTCAAGGTTTCTTAGGAAGACAGTCTTTTAATCCCGATTCTATGGTTAAAGTTAATAATGACTTTATTTCGTTTAAAGGAGCTAATTTATACAAACACAACATTGGTCCGTACAATACATTCTATGGAACTAGAACGAAATCATTGTTTGAGTTTAATTTTAATGAAGAGCCTTCTACTAGAAAGATATTCAAAAATATCTCGATAGAGGGTAATGCGTCTTGGAATACATTTGTTAGAACGGAAATGCAAAACGGATTTTTAACATCTTCTGACTACAAAAACAAAGAAGAAGTGTATTATGGATACATAAGAGGCAATGATTCTTTAGATTTTAGCACATTATCTGTTTTTGGTATAGGTGAAGTTTCTTTAATATTAGGTAGTAACTATTATTTTAAAGAAATACCAAGTGCTTTAAGTGTTGGTGATACTATAAGGATATTAAATGGTAGTCAGTTTGGAACTGTAACAGCTATAACAAAGACGTATATTACGATAAATGTTATCCCTGGACTTCCATTTTCTGTTGGAGTTGGTACGTTTTTATTAGCATCTAAATCTAGCGTTATGGAAACGTCTGGTATTAGAGGTTATTATATGAATACAAGGCTTGAATTGGATACTTCAGAATACGCTGAAGTGTTTGCTGTAAATTCAGAAGTAGCAAAATCTTTTGAATAAATGCTTTATCTTTGCAATATGGATATAAGAATAGCAAGACATACTGATTACGAAATATTAAAAGAATGGTGGAGTTTTTGGAGATTTCCAGCTCCATCACCTCTTTTATTACCTCAATATGAAGAAGGATTGTTTAATGGTCTTATTGTGTCAGAAAAAGGGAAAGATTTAGCTTCAGGATTCTTGTATGAAACAAATTCAGGTATTGCTTGGTTAGAATTTATTGTAACAAATCCAAAGACAACATCTGATGAACGAAATAAAGCTATTTTAAGGCTATTAGAAGAACTTTCTTCTTCTGCTAAGGAGTTAGGGTTTTCAGTGATATTTTCGTCTATTAAGAACGAGAATTTAATTAATAAGTATATAGAGAACGGATTCTCTATCGGAACAAAAGGAACAACAGAATTAATAAAGATACTATAAAAAATATATAAGATGGCAGCAGCAACTTCGATTGCAATGGCTGGTGTTGGGCTCTTAGGTTCAGGATACCAAGCTATAAAAGGAGCGAAAGACGCAAGAGATGCGAAAAACGCTTTAGATAATTATCAAAGACAAGAGTTTAATAATATTGCTGAAGGACTTCAAGTTTCTACTTTAGGTGCTGATTTACAAAGAGAGGAGCAAGCAAGATTAGCTTCTTCTCAAGTTGACGCACTACAAGGTATGGGAGCGAGAGGTGTCATTGGTGGTCTTGGAAGGGTTGAGGCAGGAAATCAAATGGTTAACAGACAGATTGCTGCTGACTTAGATATGCAACAAAGACAGATAGACCAGATGAGAGCGCAAGATGAGGCTAACATTAGAAGTATGCAAGAGCAAAGAGAAATGCAAGACATTGCAGGATTATCTTCTCAATACAATGCTGGAAATCAAATGATGTGGCAAGGTATTGGAGGAATAGCTCAAGGTGCTATGGCAGGATTAGGGGCTTTAGGTAAGTCAACCACTCCTACATCTAATGGAAATGCTTATGCAAATCAATTCTCTAATATGAAGAATGATGTACAACCATTATTTAATTATACACCTCAAACTAATTTATTTCCACAAACTAAATAATTATGGCAGTAGTAGGTAATGTAGGGACATACGCTCAGGTACAACCAATTGAAGGACCAAACTTTGGAGGAATGGTTCAAGCTCAGTTTGACAAACTTGATGCAGAAAGAAAAGCTAAAGCAAGAGCAGAAGAAGAAGCTAAGGCTAAAAAACAAGAAGAATTAGACAAACTTACTCTGCCATCTTTAAAGACGTCTAACATTTCTGAAATGAATAGACAGTCGGAGGAGAAATATAAACAAATGTATTCTGAATATGTTGAAAAAGTAAGAGCAGGAGATATAAATGGAGCTAGACAATTGATATCATCTGTAGGCACATTGAATAACGCTGTTCAATTTTTTAATGATAAATATAAAGAAGTAACATCAGCAGAAGGAAAGTATAATTCTCAATTCTTAACAGAATTCGAAGATCTTCTTAGAAATATAAATGACGCTAACTCAGACATAGAATACAAAGGGAATGGTCTTGACGTTGTAACTATATATAAAGACCCTGAAAAAAAAGAAGTTCTTGTTAAAGGGAATCTAAATGAGATATTAAATTCAATTAATGTTCCTTTTAAGTTTGATGAAAATATGTTAAATAAAAGTGTCGGTTCTTTTGTAAAAACATTTAAACCTGATAAGATTGAGACTATTATAAATAAAGGTCCTTTATATGGGACTCAAAGTATAGAAGATTCATTAAACGACCCTGAGATTAATGACGAGCTTAGAAGACAAGCTAAGAATATGGTTGCAGATAGAAATACAAGGGCTTTTTACGCACAAGAAAAAAGAATGAGTTTATTTCAAATAGACAACTTTGATGAAACACAAAAAAAAGAAGCTGAAGATTATTTTTACAAAATATATAAAGATGCACTTAGAAGAGAAGTGGATTTATCTATAGCTAGAAAATCAGAAGGAGGAAGTGGTGGATCTAAATCAGGTGGTTTTAATATTGTTCAGTCTACACTTGAAATACCCAAGACTTACTCTTTAGATACTGCATCGGTGCTTTATAATGATAAGAAACAAGATATTAATATGCCTGCTGGGTCTATATCTTTCAATGTAGCAAAAGAAGGCGGTGTTTCTATTATAGTTGGAGATAGAAAGCTTAATGATATTGTTTACGACCCTAATTCAAAGAAAATGATTTTTGCATTATCTACATCAGCTAGTTCAAGACAAGGAGCTAGTTCTGGAGGAGCTAGTGCTGGGGAAGGTGAAAGTAATAAAGAATCGTCTTGGTTTACAGAAAGAGATTTAAGTTTTGAGCAATTAAAGAACTCATTAAACACAATACCTTCTCTTAGAGGAAGAATAAAAACTAAAGATGATATTGTGAAGTACGTTTTAGGTATTCAAGAAAAAAAGGTAGATGAAAATTTATAAAAAGTAAAGATAATATATATGTCAAGAATTGATACAAATTTTGTAAAACAATTATACTCACAGGCTGGTGTTGAGCTTACACCTGAAAAGCTTGACCACATTTCAAACAACTATTCTTCGAATGAAGAGTTACAATCTGCTTTTGAATTAAAATACGGCTCAATGAATGCGTCTACCCCTGAAAAAAAAAATTCAGATGTGACTTCAGTTTCTACTTCAGAAGTTCCTCAATCGGAATCTCAGCAACCACAGAAGAAAGCAAGTTCTTTATCGGTTGGAGGAAAACCAAAGAAAACTGGGGCTTCGGAATCTTCCACTGGAAAAGGTAAAAAAGTAGGTGGTAAAGAGGTTAAAAAAGAATCAAAATCTGAAGATTTAATTTCAAAATTTGGTATTAAACCTGGAGAAAAGATACAAGGTGCTGAAAAAAAAGCATACGAAGCTAAAAGAAATATGCCTAAAGTAGGAACAACTAAATCTAAATCTGTTGTTTCGACTAAACCTGTATCAGAAAATTTAACAAAGCAAGTAGAAGAAAAATACGAAACTTTATCTAAAATACCTGCTGTTACTGAAAAATTAGAAGAAGGAGCTAAATTAAGTCCTGATGAATTACTAACAATAAGCAAGCAACAGGATTTAGTCATAAGCCAAAGTTATGACCCTTTTATATCTCAAAAGAAATTAGATGATGAACTTAATGAATACCAATTTTTAGATGGTATTTCAGAAGGTATTAGAAGCTCTACTAATAAATTCTTTTTACAACCATTAACAGAAGTTAACAAATTCTTTGGAGGAGATAAAGATTTTACTATAAAGAAAGGTATTCCTTTAGCGAATGAAATGGAGGAAGCTGAAAAAGAATTAATATCTGAAAAAGGTATTGGTAATTTCTCAAAAGAAGATATTTCAGAAAAAGCAAAGAGTATATTCTTAAAGAATGATGAGATGTCTCAAAAGAAGAATGCTACAGATGCTTATTTTAGTAGTTTACCAGAAGGTCATTCAGTACAGAGAGAGTTAGAAATAAAAAAGAAGTCTGATGTGTTTAAGTTGAACGAAGATGTTAAGAAAACTGTTCAACTAAAACAGTTAAATGACGACAGAATATTAGCCTACAATCAGTTTTTGTTAGATATAGATAAAAAAGGATTTGCAACGGAAGAAGATAAAATTAAAGGTCAAGAGTTATTTAATTTAGCAAAAAAAGCAGAAGAAGATAATGTTTTTTTAAGAAAAGAATATTTATCTAATATGTCTAAACTGCAAAAAGATGAAGAAAAATTAGAACTCTTAAAATATAATTATAACGACCTAGATAAAACAAGGGAAATACTAAATAACTTTTTTAAAGAAACTATAGGAGGTGGTTTAAAGCTTTTAGGTGAAACAAGAGAATTTGTATTTGAACAGACTCTTGGAAGAGTTACTGATTCACAATATGAAGATCCGTTATCTATGGCTGGAGACTATGTAATGGATATAGGTAAAGAATGGAAAAAAGGAAAGCCTGAATTCAGAATGATGACTCTTGATGATGTTAACAATTGGAGTGATGCAGGAAGTTGGTTAGGTCAAACTGCTACAGAACAAACTGGTGTTGTGGCTGCTTTATCAATTGGTGGTCCAATCGGTTTAGAAATTATATCTGCTGGGTCTGGAGGTGATAAGATAAAACAAATGGAAGAATCTGAAAAAGATTATTCTCAATTACAAAAAGTATTATCTGGATGGGCTTATTATGGCGCTGAAAAATATACAGAGAAATATTCCACTTTTAAATACATAGAAGATTTAAAAGGGTCTTTAAACACTATATCAAAAGAATCAAGAAATTTAGCTGAAAAAGAATTCAAAAAAGAAGTAGGAAAGGTTTTTGCTGGTACTTTAGCGCAAACTCAAATTGGAGCTAGCTCAGAAGCGCTATCTTCTTTGTCCAACTCTATATCTGACATATTTATTAATGGAGATAAAATGTCTTCTAGTGACATAGCTAAAAACATTAAAGAAGCTTATGCTGCTGGTCTTGTTATGGATGGTGGTATTTCTTCTTTTGGAGCTTTATCTACTTTTGCATCAAGAGAACTTAGAGCTATATCTGATAATAAAGACATTAAAGATGTAAGAGAAATAATTGATAGAGTAGAGAGTATAAACAAAGAGTTAAATACAAATTTATTGTTAACAGATTCAGATAAAAAAACACTTCAAGATAAAGCAAATTCTCTTTCTGAAAAAGCCGTTAAGATAGTTGCAAAATCAGTTGATAATGTAGGTAAATTATCTGAAAAAGAAATTACAGAGTTGCTTGATATAAACAAAGAGCAATCAGACTTGAAATCTAAACTTAATGAATTAAATAAGTCAGCTATGTCTTCTGATTTAAAGAAAGACCAATATAATGACTTGAACAGTAGATTCATAGCTTTAGAGGAAAAAAGAAACGATATTTTAAAAGGAACGTATAATGAATTTAATTATCTTCCTGAAGAAGAACAAACAAAACTTAAAACTCAAGCAACAGAAGCTATTATTCAAGAAGAATTAGATAAAGGGGTAGAAAAAGAAAAAATACAAGAGCCTAATGCAGAAGTAATTAATAAAAAAGCAATAGAAATATATGAATCAAACAAGCAAACTACAGGACAAGTTTCCGAGCAAGAAAAACCTACAATCACAACCAAAGCAGAACTCGTTGACACAACACAGCAAAAAACAGAGTTGCAGTCACAAGAAAAAATAAGTACAACACCTAAAACAGAAACAGATGCCGTTCAAGAGCAAATCACAGATGAAAGCGTGCTACAGCCAAAACAATCCGAAATGGGATTGCAAGAAATGGAGCAAGGAGACACCAAACAAGAAGTCTTTACCAAACAAGGTGAAGAAATCTTCTCAGAAATAGAGGGAAAAGATTTATCAGACAAAACTACTTACGATAAAGTCTATGACTTCTTAACCAAAATAGAGAATGACTTAACTGATATTCAAGATAACACTCTTACAGCTCAAGGTTTGCCTATTAGTGTTGTAAAAACAGCTATTAAAGCTATGAAAGCAGCGATGGTAGCAGGTAAAATTGCTTCTGAAGTTATTTCTGATGGTATAGATGCTTTAAAAAATACAGATTGGTATAACAAAAAGACTGATGTTGAGAAGGCAAATTTAGAGCCTTCTTTAGCTAATCTCGTAATAGAGTCTTCTGTTAGAAATGAAGGTAAATCTATGGCTAAAGCTGAAGAGAAGAAGCAAATGGCTTTAACTGAAAAGATTGCTGATAGAGCAAAAAGAAATATAGTAAAAGCTAGATTAGGAAAATTATCGAAGAACGGTATATTCAGAGGTAAAGCTTCAAAAGTACTTTCTTTATCTTCAATAAGACCAAAAGATGCTAAAAAAATACTTCCTAAAGATTTATACGATAAATACGTTGGAGCTATAATTAAATTAGCAGAAAGAGGTTTAACTATAAAAGATACAAATATACCTGATTACGAAGCTATTTACGATGAAATAATTCCTTATTTCGAAGAATTTGAAGATAAAAAAGCTACGATACAGGAGAAGATTTATAATGGAGAAGATTTGACAGTTGAAGAACAAGCATTCTTTGATAAGAATAAAAAAGAATTCTTTGAAAGTGAATCAAAAAGAGATGAATCTAAGAATGAAGAAAAAGAGAAAGAGATAGCTAAAAACAAGCAAGAGTTAAAAGCCCTTAGAAGTAAATTAAGAGATGCATTTAAGAAATCAAATTTAGAGAAAGGTAGTAAAACATTTGAATATATTGATGTGGCTTCTATGTTGACAGATGAGCAAATTGATTCTATGAGCAACGCTATGCTTAAGAATGCTATAAAGGCATTTAATTCTTTTATAAATGATGGTGTAGCTCCTGGATATTTTAGTCAGATATATTCAAACGCTCGTACTTCTAATGTAGAATCAGGTATTTCTGAAATAGACAAGACAGCTGAAAAAACAGGTGTATACAAATATAAGATACCTAAATTTGTTGCTGATGTTGCTCAAAGTGTAGAATCTTTTATTTTGAATTTAAGAAGATTAGATGCAAAAGAAAAAATGGTGGCAAGGATAGAGAAGTATAGAGGTACTCAAATTGACGCTGCATTAAAGATATACAGAGGAACACCAATATATGATAATGTTATCGCTCCAATAGCTAAAAAGTTATCATTCTTTTCTTCTGATGTGGAAAAAAGTCTCGAAGAAATGAATTTTGTTTACAAATCATTCTTGAAGAGTTTAAAAGCTTCTGATGACATTTTTACATCTATTTTAAGAATTAGATACGCTCAACTTTATGTTATGCAACAGTCAAATAAAGGAACTAAATCTGACGTTCCTGCTATAGAGTACTTTAAAGCTACATTAAAAGCTGATGTTTATAGTGAATCTGAAAATAAAAAGATTTCTGATTTTATAGACTATATTGAATCTAAAGGAGAAAATTATGACATAAGAGGCGAGCTAACTAAGGCTGAAGGAAACGCAGTGACTGGAATAAGAGCTTTATTGGATTCGAATACAGAATCAGCTTATGAGGAAAGGGTATTTGGAAATTCTAATGCTTCACCTGTGATAGTGGACTATGTTCCTGTAAATGGAAAAGACCAAATGCCTGATGCTGATATAAATGATTTAGTTAAAAGATTTGAGAAAGGAAGTTTTGTTTCTGGAAATTTAAAAGAGAAAACAGGAATAGCTCATTCTATAGATTTACATCCTTTTAGTTCTGCCATGTCAAGTATAATGAGTTCTAAACTTCAATATCATCTTAGAACAGAAGTACTTGCTATAAAGAGAGGTATAAATAATGCTTTAAATGAAGCTAAAGAAAGTGGTAACAAGCAAAAAGTAAAATTACTAAGTGCTGTATCTGAAGCTATAGATTCTTACGTTAATGCTATTGTTGTTGGAAATAAGATAAAAGCAACAGCAATGGATAAAGCAATAGACAATATTGCGACAGTTGTATCTACAGCATTACTTGCATCTGAGACAAGAGCAGCAGCTGAGTTTATAACAAACACACCTGTTCTTTTAGCTGATGGTCTTCCTATGCTTTTAGAAGGGAGAAAGCTTGTTAGTGATATAAACGAGATTTCTAATGGAAATACAGATGCGTTAAGAGAATTCTTAAAAACAATAGA